AGTGGTTACAGCATTTAAAAGAAGAACTAATGGATAGTATTTGCTATGCTGTTAGACTTCTTAATGATGAAGAAGACGTTACCTATAAACTATTGCTGACCAATCTTAGGATTGAAAATACTAATTATTTAATTGAAATAACCAAAAAACAATTTGAATTAGGATTTATCAATGAAGAAAGTTTGCCTTAATAGTCATTGTCCAAGTAAGGATATGTGCAAATTGTACTCACAGAGAATAGAGCATCAAGGTTCTGTGAGATATGTATTTAATTTAATAACTAACGTGCGTAACAGTTGTTTTACGCCATTTTATAAAATGAGGGTTTTATGAGTAGTGATGATAGAATTGATTTTTTAATTTATGTGATGGAAGATTTACAAAGCCGTGTGGAATCACTTGAAGCAGAAAAAATAGGTAAAGTTCAATCAGGTAAATTAACTAGAAACAACCCTCTTGATGCTGGACAAGATGTATATTCAAGTGAAGAAGTTATTATTTATGCAGGTGAAAGTAAAGTTGTAAAAACAAACTTGCGTATTGATGTCCCACAAGGGTGTGTGGGTTTATTGTGGTCTCGTAGTGGACTATCTGTTAAACATAACATTGAAGTTGGTGCTGGATGCATTGATTCAGGTTATACTGGTGAAGTTGCTGTTCATTTATATAATCACGGAAGTGATGCATATAAAGTAAATNCAGGGGATAAAATAGCACAATTACTCACAATACCTGTGAATCTAATTAACTATGTGGAAGTGGATGAGCTGGATGATTCAGCTCGTGGTGATAACGGTTTTAACTCAAGTGGGTACTAAAATGGGAAATATTGTTGATTTGTTGAGTGATTTAGAAAGTGACTTACTTGATGATTATTTGCGTTTGAAAAATGATTATCGTGACCTTGAACGTAAATTAAAAACACAGATAGCAATAAATGCTTTGACTGAAACAAAACTCGCTTCTGCGGAAATCATTATTGCTGAACTTGAAGATGAAAATGAATCTTTGGTTGAAATGTATGAAGAAGCATTAGAGTTTATTGAGAACCAAGATGAATTGTCCGCACCAGATGCAGATGAATTGTGTGGGTTATTTAATCAACATATTGACGATGTCATTAAAATGCTTAAAGACCAAAAGTATGTGATATTTAAAGATTAGAATTTCGTGACTTGATTCGTGATATGTGCTATGCTCGCCCGTATCACGAATTTTAAGTTATAAGGATGTACTTCAATGCCAATTAATCAGATACAAGCAGATAACCTTAAGAAACACGAAGGTTTTCGCAAAAACACCTATCATTGTACTGCGGGAAAACTCACCATTGGATATGGATATAACTTAGATGCTAATCCACTCCACTTATCAGAAAATGAATTACAATCGTTAAAAACGGTTGGAATCTCCGAAGAAAAAGCAGACCATTTATTAAAACTTTGCTGCACTAAAGTTGAAGAAAAACTCATCAAAGAACTCCCTTGGTTTATTAAATTAGATTCTAATACACAATATGTGCTAATTAATATGGCATTTAATTTAGGTGTAAAAGGATTACTTGCATTCAAAAATACGTTAAAACTCATTGAAGAAGGCAAAACAAATCAAGCGTCTATTGAGATGATGGATTCTAAATGGGCAAAACAAGTTAAATCTCGCGCGATTGATTTAGCCTTAATTCTTAAAACAGGTAAAATACGATGAGCGATTTCTGGCAAGGCAAACCAGAGAACTCAGAATATTCTCGTCTTCTTCAAACGGAGTCCACTGTGGACAATCTCGAAAAAGATTTAACTGAGATAAAAGATACAGTGAAACGCTTATGTTCACAATTATCCGATATTGCATTAAGTATGAATACAGTGGTGCTTAAACTTGATGAACGTGATAAGCGTTCACAAGAGAATTCAGAACTCACAAAGAAAACTTTTGAGCGATTTGGTTCTAAAATAGATAGTCTTGAACAGAAGTTAAACGAGACAGAGCTTAAGATGGTTCATACTGGTTTTTTAGAACAAAAAATAATTGCATTAGAGAAGTTAATTTATTGGGCAGGTAGCGCAATTGCTACAGCTATGGGTGCAATACTTTTTTGGTTTATTCAAAACACACTTCATCCAAACGGCTAAAATCTTTACAGAGAACCTTGACTTGTTGTAAAATACAATTCAAGGTTTTTTATTGCTTAAAATTTATGGAGAGATAGATGGCTAAGTATATTAGCTCATTTGATTTAGCGCATTATTGTGAATTACCACACGATAGCATTTTGGAATTGCTATATGAAAATGAATTAGCATCAGAAGACGATGTGATTGCTAAAATCACAGAAGTCGAATATGCACAAATAAGCAATATGTTTGATGATGATGTAAATGCAAAGATTGACCGTTATTTTGGTGTTCAAGAAAATATCAAATTTCACTTTGATTTGTTCTCTGGTGAAACACAAATTAAGCCAAAGAAACAGAACCAACAAATAATCATTCCTAATCGCACATGGGAAGAAAATGATTATTTGCCTAACCTTGATGAAGCACAGTCTTATCGCTATAACCTATGGGATTCATTTTATCAACCATTTGATGAAGAACTTGTGTTTGATATCGAGATTTATGGTAATTACTTTTTAATATTCTTTGTTGGATATCGCACGGGTAAATGCTATTACTTTGAAAAGTATGATGACTATGAGCTTGATTTTACATTACTTAATTGGTTTGTAACTAACCACACTTTAATTAGCTTCAATGGTATCAAATTTGACTCTGTTATCTTGGCAATGGCATTGCATGGAAAATCTTTTTCCGAGCTGTGGCGAGCCACTGAGATGCTTATTTTGGAGGAATCAAGACCTTATCAAGTCTTAAAACATTTTAAGGTTAAGCAACTCGATTTAGACCACATTGATTTGATTGAAGTGGCTAAAGGTAAAGCATCGCTAAAGCAATATGCAGCTCGTTTAGGATGTCCCAATATTCAAGACTTACCGTTCAAAGCAGGTATTGATTTAAATCATGACCAGATAAGTATTGTGCGTAGATATTGCTTAAACGATTGTGAAAGCACAGCGTATCTTTATAACTTCCTTTATCCACAAATACAACTGCGAGATAGTGTGGGTAAACAAAATAAACTTGATATTCGCTCTAAATCTGATGCACAGATGGCTGAAGCTATTATTAAGAAAGAAGTTGAAGGCTTCTTAGGTCGTGAAATCTATAAAGGTATCAGATGATGATATTGTGATTAACTATACTGCGCCTAAATTCATTCAATTTGAAACACCTGCGCTTCAAAAGGTATTAGATGATTTAAAGACTGAGCGATTTGAATTTGTGGGCGGTAAGATGCGCTCAGAGCTTCTTAAGAATACAATTATCACAATAGATAGTGTTGGTTATCAGCTTGGCTCAGGTGGTTTGCATTCTACTGAGAAATCGATATCACATTACTCGGATGATACCTATGAACTAATTGATGCGGATGTGACATCGTATTATCCATCTATCATTATGTTACTTCAGTTATTTCCAGAACAACTCGGTAATATATTCTTAAAAGTCTATAAAGGCGCATTAGATAAGCGTGTTCAAGCAAAGAAAGTAAAAGATAAAATTATCGATGCGTGTTATAAGATTTTGCTCAATGGGTCATTTGGTAAATTTGGCTCTGAATACAGCATTCTCTTTGCACCAAAACTTTTAGTTACGGTAACAGTCACAGGTCAATTATCCCTTTTAATGCTTATTGAGCGTTTACATTTAGCAGGTATTGAATGTGTGTCTGCGAATACTGATGGTGTGGTTATTAAATCACCACGAGATAGCAATATCGTGAATGATGTTATTTCACAGTGGATGCATGATACAGGATTTAATATGGAATACACGCATTATCAGTCTATTCATAGTCGTGATGTGAATAACTATTTTGCAATTAAGACTGATGGTGAGATTAAACGTAAAGGCGCATATTCTTTTTATACAAAGCCTTCAGAGCGTGAAATTGATAAAAATACCTCCAATATGATTTGCTCGGAAGCAGTTGCTTTATTCTTGAGTAATGGAACATCCATTGAAGACACAGTGCGAGGATGCACTAGAATGAATGCGTTTCTAACGCTCTGTAAGGTCGATGGTGGCGCAGTAAAGGACACTGAGTACTTAGGTAAGGTTGTACGTTTTTATCACAGTACATCGACCAATACAGCGATTATTTATGCTAAGACTGGTCACACTGTGCCGATGTCTGAAAAGTGTAGACCTATGATGAGATTAACAAAGGAGATACCTATTGATTTAGATTATGATTGGTATATCACCAAATGCTATGAAATATTGAAAGACGTAGGATTTAAGTAAAATTTAATAAACCGATGATAAACTGTATTTTCCTTAGTTTGGAAATACAGTTATGAAACATAAAATAAGAATGGAGAGAGTCTTATGATTACCGCAGCAGTATTAAGTTTATGTGTTATTGGTACAAGTGAACATGAAGGGTATAAAAAAATGCCTTATCATGATAGAAATGGCGATATTTCTGTGGGGTATGGTTATAACCTAACAAAAAATCCTTTAGAATTAACGCCACGACAAATTAAAATTATTAAACGTCAGGGTATATCAAGAGATAAAGCAGAAATGTTTGTTAGTGAAATGTGTAATCGTTTGGATACACAACTTCAAGAAACTTATAGTTGGTATTCTCAATTACCTATTACCTCACAGTATGTGATGCTGGATATGGGGTATAACATGGGTTTAGGTGGATTAGGTAAATTCACAAAGACCATTAAGTTAATTGAGAATAGACGCTTCACACAAGCATCACAAGAGATGCTAAAATCTAAATGGGCAAAACAAGTTTATGGACGAGCTATTGATTTAGCCAGTATCCTTAAAACAGGTCACATAGCTTAAAAGAATGCCCCTTTCGGGGCATTTTATTTACTTCTTCTTTTTAGCTTTAAATTTACCAGCCTTTTTATCTGCCGCTACAAAGTCTTTTGCCACAGACATTGGGACACCTGCTTTTTTAGCAAAGGCTTTATTATGAGCGGCTGCGAGCATTAATTTATGTTGAGCAAGTGTTTTTGATGCCATTTTAAATACCTTCTATTGTGGGATGGTTGGAGCATATAGGTATGTTTGTTTTGTTTCTGTTTGTAAAGAACTACTACTACTCATTTCTTGTCCTCCTTTTTCTTTTTAAAGATAGCATCCCAGTTATCCTCGAATTTCTTTCTATCTGCGATGGGTCTTGGTGTAGACCCTTTTCCACCGTGTGAAGCGGACATTTATTAATCCTCTCTGTATTTACTGAATTGTTGGTGGTTTTGAAGGGAATACAACATCTAATGGGAATCCGATTTGTTGCGGTAAATCTAAAAGTTCACGTCTATATTGTGCTAATTCAGTTTTTTGTTCATCAGTTAACTCGTTGTATCTGAATGGATTTTCAACAATAGCGTCAATTTGTTGCAAATGATAAAGTCTCAAATCTCTGATTTCACCACTTAGAATGCGAATCTTTTCATCCAAATCTTCAACCCAGTCTGTTTCATTCCAAATGTGAAATCTAGTTGGTTTTTCACTGAGCATTTCAATGGTATCATCATCTTTTAGTCGATAGAGTCTTCCGTATATATACTGAAAGTTTTCATCAGCAATAGCAGACAATTGTTCGTCTACTATTACTACACTTCCAATTTCATTAGTGATAATATGTGACTTATAAAGTCTTGTTGTTTTGTCAAAAATGACGATTGTATATAATTGCATATAATTCCTTTATTTTTTGTAAAGTACTGCTATAAATTGCACAAAGTCGAAGTACAAGACAGTTTGGGTTGATGCTACAACAACGTTAAACTTTAATTCCACAGTGTCACCGGCTGATACTGTGAGACTATACAACGAATTAAAGGAGTCCATTGACCCGTTATTTCCACTTACGTATGTACCAAAATATGTAGAGCT